ACTCCCGATCGAATCGAAAATGTCATTGGCAAGAGATTGCTGATGATTACTAAGGAAGACGGAACAGCGTGTGATGCGCTGCCGCTCAAGTCTAATGTGTTTTTGATCCCTAACCACTTTGTTGGAAAGAAGACCGAGTACATTACGGCTGTTAGAGTGGGTGGACACACATTCAAAAACATCCCGTTATCTGCAGACATTTGTGAACGCATCCCAGGAACCGATCTTGCTATCTGGTACAGTCCATGCATGGGCTCCCAGAGAGATATTACTGCTTTTTACCCACTGGAGATTAGCGAGGAGAAGAAACTCGAAGTCTTTACTCTGTACAACAGAACAGGTGAGTTAGTCAAGTTCGCCAAGATGATGGCAGTGAGACAAAAGATCACAACAACCGATGGTGGCCGTTTCAGTGGCCTAAAGTATACATTCCCGGAAGAAACTTTCGGCGGATTATGCATGGCTACACTTATTGGAACTGCAAAGGGAACACCCTTTATTGCAGGTCATCATTTAGCAGGCAGAGCCCATCAAGGTGCTGCTGGATTTGTGACAAGGACACAGATTTTGGATGCTATTGCTCGTTTGGAAGAGCGTCCAGCTGTGTTTACGTCGCATTCATCAACCCCCATTAAAACATCAGCTTATGGTGTCTCATATGGGCCTTTGACTGCACCCAATCCAATGTGCCCTACTAATGATCTATCAATTGATTCTAAGATTAAAGTACATGGTGCACACACCATGCCAGGGGCAAACAACACTAAAAGCAAAGTGGTGACTTCAGTTATCTCCGCTTCAGCTGCCAGGATTATGGGCATCCCTAAGATGCACGATAAGCCTGAAGACATTGGACACAAAAAGCACAAAGTACTTGACATGTCGAGGAAAGTGCAAACAGCAACAAAGTTTGATACGGAGCTCGTAGAAAAGGCATTCGTAGATTACACAAAAGCTCTGGAGGCAATTCCACGATCTGAACTAAATAAATTAGGAAAGATTGATTTGGATGCGAATCTCGCAGGGTTAGACGGAGTCGTTGGCATTAATGCCATGAATTTTAAGACTTCGCTGGGTTTCCCACTGAAGGGACCCAAATCCCAACTCATTCACAAGAGTGACAGGAAGGTTGAGGGAATTGATTGCCCACGCGATCAAGACCCTATCATCACCGCAGAAGTTGAGAGGTTGGAGAAAGAATTGCTCGAGGGCAAATCAATCAACACCATTTTCAAAGCTGCTTTGAAGGACGAACCGACCAAAATTGGTAAGGGCAAGGCAAGAGTGTTTGCCGCCGCCAATGTCGCCTTTGTAGAACTGACACGTAAGTACTTTTTGACGATGGCAGCATTGTTTCAGCGTAACAAGATTACAACGGAATGTGCTGTCGGCACAGTTGTGCAGTCGCCAGAATGGACTGAATTGTACAAACACATCGGAAAGCACGGATGGGATCGTGCTATTGCTGGAGATTATCAAGCATTTGATGGCAAGATGTCCCCAGAGTTTATTTTACTATCGTTCAAAGCCATGATCCAACTCGCAGAGCGGTCGGGCAAATATGATTCAGATGATCTGATGATTATGAAGGGTATTGCAACAGAAATTGCATACCCAACTTACGATTATTTCGGAACCATCCTCCAATTTTATGGTTCCAATCCTTCCGGACACCCATTGACAGTAGTAGTTAATAGTGTTGTGAATTCCTTATATATGAGGTACACATACTATGCTATTGCCAGAGATAAGAGGTGGTGGAGGGTACCACAATTCAACAACGTTGTTTCCATGATGACTTATGGAGACGACAATATCATGACAGTGAAGAAGGGATATGACGACTTTAATCATACTGCTATTGCAGCAGAATATGACAAAGTTGGAATTGTATACACGATGGCAGAGAAAGAAGCTAAATCGGTACCTTTTATCAATTTGAAGGATGCATCATTCCTAAAGCACTTTGCAGTGTGGGATGAAGAACTCAAGTTATATAGGTCACCGGTGGAGGAGACATCTATTGCCAAAATGTTGCATGCACATTTAGAGTCTGATGTTCTATCAATGGAACAATCAAGTGCGGAAGCCATCAGTAATGTTGCGCTGAAGTATTTTGAGTGTGGTCGTGATGTGTACACCAAAAAGGTGGCACAGTTGGAGCAAGTCGCTCAAGAAAGCGGCATCAAGTTTTACATGGAACCTATTCCGACCTATGATGAAAGGTTGGCATGGTACCGCAAAAAGTTCGACCTTAAACAATAGGTTGAACATCCTGCCCAGCTTGGAGGCTTCTAATATCTCAGCACGACGTTCCCTCATGTCGTACATATAAACCAAATAGGGGTGCGTGTGTGATAATAACGCGTAACTATCTAGTGTTCTGAATTACCTAGTTGAGACGGACAGGTGCACACGTAGACCATTGTATATATAATCCTTATTTAGGGATGAGCCTGGTCAGCCGAAAAAATAGCACTGCTACGTTGAAGATTGATGTAACTCACGTAGTATTTGTAAATACACATTACTCAACAAACTGTACATAATAGTGGTGGGGCCACTAATCAATCCCACTCTATCCGGGAGTATCCGGGTCTGACACGTGTCGAGTCTTTCGATGAGCTTGACGAGGTCGTAATCCTCAAAAACCGCAATTCTGAATTGCAGAAAAAATTATCGAGAAAGTACCAACATGTTACCCAGCTTTTGAAGCGTATTAGGGAACTTGAAGGGAAATGCTACCAATCCCAGTCTGGTGTAGTAACTGATTCGGAGGCGCCTGTTGGCACCAATGAAATGGAGATGACACCTATGTCTACACAGCAGATTACCGCTTTTGCGGATCAAGACGCTGGGTGGGCCACAGAGATCGAAGGGTCTTATGAGTCCACTATGGATTTGGGAGCAAATAGTGACAATCAATTGGGCAATTTTCTACAACGTCCGATTCGTGAGTCAACACAATCATGGTTGGTAGGGCAACCATTCTTTTATAAGTTTAACCCGTGGGCCAAGTTCTGCGAAGACCCTTTTGTATCCGACAAGATCAAAAATTACGAGTTATTGCGAATGAAGTTAAATGTTAAGATGGTCATCTCAGGAACTAAGTTCCATTATGGGAGGGCATTAGTATCTTACAACCCCTACATCAAAGGTGATCAGGTCACTGTTGAACGCAACTTCATCAGTCAAGACTTGATTGGCGCATCACAAAAGCCGCATTTCTTCATCAACCCTACCAAGAACACTGGTGGAGAGATGTCCTTGCCCTTCTTTTGGGACAAAAATTATTTGAGTATTACTAATGGCGATTGGACAGACATGGGAGAAATCACAATCTCTAGTTTCGACAATTTGTTACATGCCAATGAGGGTAATGACCCAGTGAATATTACTATTTATATCTGGGCAGAAGATATAGTACTCACAACACCAACAGCATCTGATCCCCCTCTAGTTTCGCAAAGTGGCCGTGTGCCCAAAAAGCGAAGTGAAAAGGATAACCAAAATGCTCTCTCGTCAAGTGATGAGTATGGTCAAGGGATTATCTCAAAACCTGCTTCAGCAATTGCTAAGGCAGCTGGTGCATTATCGAACTTACCGGTAATTGGACCATATATGACTGCTACCCAGATTGGGGCTGGCGCAGTTTCAAATGTCGCGCAGATGTTCGGTTATTCCCGTCCAAATGTAATTACAGACATTCAACCCTATAAGCCAATGCCTACGGGTAATTTGGCCAACATAGACGCCGCGGATGCGTGTATGAAACTCACGCTCGACAGTAAAGCCGAGGTGACCGTAGATTCTAGAACCACTGGTTTGAGTGGTAAGGATGAAATGGGCATTCTTGACTATGTCACACGTGAATCATATCTCACAAAATTCGACTGGGTACCCGGTTCTCAACCGGATGACCTGTTATGGAACACCAGAGTGTTGCCTATGCAACTCGACAATAATTCATTTGACGAGATTCACATGACACCTCTGGCCCATATGGCGACAGCTTTTGAACAATGGCAAGGCTCCATCAAATTTAGATTTCAAATCGTCAAGAGTGACTTTCACAAAGGTCGCATTTTGGCGCGCTGGGATCCCAACGCCTTTTCCAGTTCTGTTAGCTACAACACGAACTATTCCCGAGTCATTGATATCGCTGAGACCGATGATTTCGAGATTGTTATCGGGTGGGGGCAGTCCGAACCCTGGAAGAAGTGTGGTACTCCGTATGATTCGGGGTCCAATTTCTCTTCAGTGGCTAGGCTGCTTAAAAACAGTACGGAGGCTAATGGCATTCTTGAGTTGGTTGTACTCAATGATCTGGTATCACCGGGTCCTGATGCACCAATCACTGTTAATGTCTTCGTATCTGCTTGTGATGACTTTAAGTTCGCGGCCCCTACTAACGGGGCTCTTGCTAATTATCATCTATTTCCACCACCTCTGGTGTCGCAGTCCGGTAATCCTAACACCGAGACGGGCACCACGACGGAATCCGATAAACCCACATCTTCTGGGGAATTGCAGCCAATGGGCTCCAAATCTTCCCAGGATGATGCGACGTACCTAGTGTATTATGGCGACCCTTCATGCTCGATTAGAGAGTTATGTAAGAGGTATGCCTACACACGTACGTGGTACCCAGGTGACGCAGGAGCTGATCAAGTACGCATTAATACTTTGCGGAACAAGAATCTCCCTTATTACACGGGTTACGACTTACAAGGTATCGATACCGCCGCTGATGGATCGACTAAGTTGACCGTAGGACCCACATCTTGGGCTTCATGGTTTACTCCATCTTATGCTGGTTGGCGAGGATCGTTGAGAAAGAAATTTTTCTTCAGCGCCCCGAGCACCCGGCAGACACCCTTGGTCATCAGGGATGGGTACACTGGTTCCGGTAACGGAGTTAGTAATTTCTCGTTTCTGTCTTTGACTGAGAATAGGCTGGTAGTACAAAAGTATTTATCATCCAGATTTGCAGCTACTTCCGGTGCGGGAACAGCAGCAACCAACTTGGGCGTCAATAACACTATTGAAGTTGATTTGCCCTATTATTATCCGCAACGTTTTTCAGCGGCCCGCACCATTGCAGCTCAGGAACTCGATTGTAACTCGCACATTGTTAAAACCACTTCGGTCAATGTCGACACAACCGGTCCTAACCCTGAGCAGTATTCGACAGTGTTTCAACAACATGACGCCGTCGGAGAGGACTTCTCGTTATTTTTCTTTACTGGAGTACCGATATATTATCAGTACACCATGAACGAGACTTCCTAGTTGGGACAACAACAGCTTTTTCGTAAGATTGCATAAGCTGTCATAAATAACAAAATGCAATTCAACACTTCAGAAGAATCCGTATGGACTAACTGAGGAATCACGAGGATGGCCCTCGTGTGTGGTGCTAGCGCATCATGAGGCTAATCACGCTCCGAATAGGAGTGGTCGGTATTTTTTCCGCGGGATTAGTCTCGCGCTTTTCAACCGGCCATAACTTTAAGAGTCAGACGCCTCGCCTGTACACTAAGCCAACTGTGTTTTCC